AGAGGCGCATATCCGGAAAAGCCCGGACAGTAGCCAAAACCCCCTATGAATAAACCCATTGAAGGACGATGCGGCGCCCAGCTTCGCAGGAAGCCCGGGATATTCTGCGCCAAGTGGCCGATTCAAGGGCGCACGCGCTGCCGACTTCACGGTGGCATGACGCCACGGGGAATCGCGAGCAGCAGCTTCAAAGAGGGCTACTTCTCGCAGGCTATGCCGGGCGCGTTGCGCGGCAAGTTTTTGAGGGCGCAGGCAGACCCAGACCTGCTCTCGCTGGCGCGGCGCGTGGCGCTATTGGATGCGCGGCTGGCCGAAGTGTTACCGCAGACGGCGGAGCCGGGGGGAGACTGGGTAGCGGCGGTGCAGGCGTTCGACAAGATGGACGCGGCGCAGGCGTCTAAAAACGTGGAAGGCGCACGGCAGGCATGGGGTGAATTGCGGGTGGCGATCAAGGGGGGCGGGGCAGCCGAGGAAGCGGCACGGGAGCGGTGGCGCGAAATTGACCGGCTGGTCGAGGGCGCGCGCCGGCTGATTGACTCGATCCAGAAGCACCAGGTGCAGCAAGCCCAAGTCGTCACATTGATGCAGATGAACACGCTCTTCACGGGACTGGCGAATCTGGTACGCAAGGAATTCGTGCGGCTGACGGCGCAGACGAAAGATGAGCGGGAGAAGAAGGCGATCCAGGAGGCGCTGCGGAACGTGTCGGTGGGATTCCAGAAGCTAGGGAACGTCACGACGCCACTGCTGGCTGAAACTGTCCAATAAGCTGAAGAAGGCAAAACAACCCGCAAGGAAACCGGCGCGCATCAAGCGCCTTGCCGATCCGTCGGCGTCCGACGCGCGGGATGTAGGGCCGCTGGGAGGCAGCCTACATAGGGCGCAACTCATGCGCTCGCCTGTGGCCGAGGTTTGCGAGAACGTCGCCCGCATCCTCCAGCCCGGCAAGCTGGGCGGTGGCATCAACCTGAAGGAGCCGGCGTTCGAAAAGCAGCGGCAGTTCATCGAAGCTACAAACAAGCGTGTCATCGTACGGGCCGGTCGGCGGGGGGGGAAGACGATCGCGGCTTCAATTCGCGCGGTGCGTGCCTTCCTGTCGGGTCATCGCGTGTTGTATGCGGCGCCAGTCATCGAGCAGATCAACCGCTTCTGGACGGAAGTCTGCCGGGCGCTTCAGGAGCCGATTGACGCCGGCATCTACTACAAGAACGAAACCCGGCACATGATTGAGTTGAAGGGCACGGAGCAGGCGATTACCGGCAAGACCGCATGGGATGCTGATTCACTTCGCGGCGACTTCGGGGATCTATTGATCTTGGATGAGTGGCAGTTGATGAACGAAGATGCGTGGGGCCGGGTTGGGGCGCCGATGCTGCTAGACAACAATGGCGACGCGATGTTCATCTACACGCCGCCGTCGATTCATTCGCGATCGGTGACGAAGGCCGAAGACCCGCGCCACGCTTCGAAGATGTTCAAGCGGGCTGAGGAGCAAATGGCGGCCGCCGCAGCCGCGGGGAAGGAGAGCCGCTGGCTGGCCATCAGTTGGCCATCGGATGACAACCCCACGATCTCGGAAACTGCGCTCGCCGAGATCACGCAGGACATGACGGCCCTGTCGTACCGGCAGGAAATCATGGCCGAGGACACCACGGAAGTTCCGGGAGCGCTTTGGAGCCAAGCGTTGATCGACGGCACCCGGGTAGACAAGGCTCCCGCTCTCGTCCGCATCGTCGTGGGGATTGACCCGAGCGGCAGCTCGACGACCGAGGCGGGAATTGTTGCGGCCGGCATCGACGCCCAGGGGCACGGCTATGTGCTGCGTGACGCTTCACTGCTCGCACCTTCTCCCGAGCGGTGGGCGGCGGCCGGCATTGAGGCGTATGCAGCGCTGCGGGCGGACCGGATCGTGGCTGAGCGCAATTATGGCGGCGATATGGTCAAATCGACGATTCACGCCGTCGATGAGAAAGTCTCTTACCATGATGTGGTCTCGACCCGGGGGAAGATGGTGCGTGCGGAGCCGATCTGCGCCTTCTATGAAAAGGGAATGATTCATCACGTCGGCGAATTCCCGGAGCTGGAAGACGAGATGTGTTTGTCTGCGGGGACATTGGTCGCGACACTCCGAGGAGATGTTCCAATAGAACAAATCAAGACTGGAGATTTTGCTCTTACTCGTCGCGGATTTAGGCCGGTTCTTTGGACTGGATGCACTGGAAGCAAAAATACGCTGACGGTTCAGACAGTCATCGGGGATATAAGCTGTACCGGTTCTCATCCTCTTGCTATAATCCAGGAGAATTTGAGCTGGAAAAAAGCTCGAGATGCCCGGCCAGGAGATCGGATCTTATGCCGCGGAAAGCTATCAGGGAGTGCGTCGAGTTTCGGGGAGAGAAATACTATCGGGCAAGCGATGGCTATTTCAAAACGTCCCATTCTCGCGGCTGTCGGCTCCTTCATCGCGATGTCTATGAGGCTCATTACGGAGCGATTCCGGCCGCCCATCACATCCATCATGGCGATTGGGATCGATCAAATAATGATCCCGCAAACCTATTCGCCAAGTCTACAAGGGAGCATAAGCGGATTCACGGACCAAGCGGTGCTTGGGTGGAGCCTCCTGCCGAAAAAAGCCCAAAGAGAAAAGAAGAATGGAGCCGGAGAGCGCCGCATACGGAAGTTTGCCCTGAATGCAGACGACCATTCGAGACGCGGGGCAACAGGACCATCTTTTGTTCCAGAAAATGTCGGGACATCCGTTATCACCGCGATCACCCCGAATGGTATCGCTGAACCTGTGTACAATCTACATGTTGCTGACTCTCCCGAGTTCTTCGCAAACGGACTTCTAGTTCACAATTGCTCCTATGTGCCAGGTGCGAAGAGTCCCAATCGAATGGATGCGCTGGTCTTTGCGATGACGGACTTGATGCTTGAGAGCCAGGCGCTCGGCCTGATAGATTTCCTGAAGGATGGCGGAGCGCAAAAAGTGTTGGACACCATGAACAAGACGGCGCGGGCTACAACGCTTGTGAAGCCGATGATCCCGGAGCAAGCACCGACCTGCCCGGAGTGCGGGGCCGTGACCGTGATTCGGGCGGCGGGCGGGAGTTTACACTGCAATCAATGCGGCATCACATGGGCAGACAAGCAGACGAAGCCCACGGACGGGCACGGCATGACGCGGGGGGAATACCTGATGAAGGCGGATGAGAGGCGCCGATGAGCGAGCCGACGCAATGGGTCTGGGTTGTCAGGTATGAAAACTACGATCCGGCTGAAGTCGATTCGATTTGGACGACTGAAGCTGGCGCGAAGACACGGCAAGCTGAATTGGATGGAGACTGGCGAGTTGAACAATGGGAGCTAAAGGTATGAATCGGCGATCCTTTCTGGAAGCCTTTATGATGGGCGTGGCGGGGCTTCTGCGCAAATCGGGGTATTTCACCGTACGCCGGAGCTCGTTTGCGGTTCTTAGTACTATCCGGGCAAGGAGGAAGCGATGATCTTCTATTGGCTGAAGCAATTACTGCGCGCGTTGGCGCGGCTCATCATACCGCCGACGCCGCTGGCGCTGGCGAGAATTGAAGTGAACGCGCGCTGCCCCGTCTGCGCGTATCGGCGCGGGCGGCTGCGTACGGTCGAGGTTGACGCCTCGAAGACCGACAAGCCGCTGAACGCCACCCTTTGCCAACACACCTGCCTAGTATGCGGCGCCCGGTGGTTCGAGCCGCCCATCGTGAAGGTTGACCCAGGCTTCGTTGCCCCTGCGATTGCCCGGAACGCGTTGGAAGAGAAAGAAGATCTGGCTCGGCGGTTAGCTTCAGTGCCACGGGCGACGTGAGGATTTTGGATCATGCTAAATGCCTGGGCGCACAAGATGCTCGATGAGCTCGGCCCGACCTTCTATGGTGAGATCACCTTCACGGTGCGCGCCGGGGAGGTTCGGAAGGTGGCCAAAGTTGAAACGCATGTTGCGCCTGACATCAAGGGTCAGCGCATGGATAATCTGGTGAACGTGAAACCGAAGGGAGACAAACAGTGAAAGAACAATTGAAGCTGCTCGGTCTTCAGGTACGCGACATGACGACGGGCTTCGTCGGCATCGTGACCTGCGTTGCTTTCGATTTGTATGGCTGCATTCAGGCAGTCGTGCAGCCTGCCGTCAGCAAGGAAGGGAAAATCGAGGCCGGGAGATATTTCGATACCAAGAGGCTCCTGGTTCTCTGCGAAAAGCCCGTGATGCCGGTGCCAAACTTCGACATCGTTCCGGGAGGCGAACAACATCACTTGCCGCCATCACGGCCCGAATTGCGCTGAGTCTCAAATAAACCCTTGACAGTGGGACAGATACAAGCGCATGTTGAAGGCTGACTGATTCCGTTCTCGGCCCTTTCCCAGGGACAGAACGCTGGAGTGCTGAAGCGCAGGACCAATAGGCCCGCTCGGCTGCAAGGCTGGGCGGGCCTTTTGGTTTTGATGGCCAACAGTACCTCGCTCGCAATTCGACCGCTCGGCCAGCTCGTAGCATCACTATCCCGCTACGGCCAACAACTCTATCAACCTCCGAAAGATACGATCCGCGGCGTCGAGCCCGATACGTGGTATTCCCCCCTGCAACCCGTCAAGCCGATTGGGCCGCCTGGTATCGAGCCGCGCGGCTTTCAGTATTATGCAGGGCAAAACCTGTTCTGGACTCCTCGCGCGGACGCGGAGTATTGCCTGTCACCAGAGACGCGTGTATTAAAGGCTGACCTGTCTTGGATCGCCGTTTCCGAGTTACGCGTTGGAGACGCGCTAGTTGGATTTGAAGAAGAGAGTACTGGTGGTCATCCCAGGAGTTATAAAAAATCCATCGTTACATCCATAGGTATCGCTAATCTTCCATGTCACGATTTGATATTCGAGGATGGCTCAAGGGTGCGCGCATCGGATAAGCACTTGTGGCTGGCTAAAAGACAACAGGCTTCCAAGTTGGAGTGGATCGCCACAAAGGATCTTAGTCCGGTCAAGAAAAATGACAGTTTTATACGCGTGCTTAAGCCCTTGGAACCTTGGCGATTTGATGACAGTAGGGATGCCGGATACTTGGCTGCCGCTTTTGACGGAGAAGGGCATCTGCGAAAAAACATTCGCATGGGATTCGCTCAGAAATCGAATGCCATGCTGAACGCCGTGATTGGATTTCTAGGAGATAGGAATTTCAATTCCACTGTCAAGCGGCGATCCCTGTGGGACGTGACCGAACTCGAAATCCTTGGAAGAGAAGAAGTTCTTCGGTTTTTGGGTTCCATTCGGCCCTTGCGCCTTTTGAGCAAATTCGATCCCGACAACCTCGGCGAATTGCGTTCAAGAAACAGCGTAGCGATACGGTTGAAGACTCCTGTTGGCAATCAACGGGTAATTACGATTGGAACAAGCACCAAAACATTAATTGCGGAAGGGTTCGCTTCACACAATTCAGCCGCGGACCTCAAGCAACTGGCGACATATCCCCTCGCCCGCATCGCCATCGAGAACGTCAAGGATTCGATGTGCATGGCGAACTGGAAAATTCAACCCAAGCCGGCGCCCGGAGAGAGCCCTAAGGCGGCGATGAAGCGAGGGATTGGCGACAAGAACCTGGTGAAGCTCAACCGATTGTTCGAGATGCCCGACCGCGAGCATACCTGGCCGGAATGGTTGCGTCCGCTTTTGGAAGATATGCTGGTGATCGACGCCTGGACGATTCTCATCCGCAAGACGTTCTCGGGAGAGGTTGTGGAGTTGCCGGTCCTCCGGGGTGATAGCATCGTCCGTTACATCGACGAGAACGGGTGGACGCCGATGGCGCCCGAGCCGGCCTACGCGCAACTCTGGTGGGGTCTCCCTCTCGTCAACCTTTCCACCGATCAGCTTATTTACAAGCCCCGCAACATCGTCCCGCGCAACACGATCTCCTCCCAACTCTACGGCATGAGCCCGACCGAAGAGCTTGCTCGAGAGATCCAGATTGGCATGAAGCGGCTGGAGTTCACGCTGGCCTATTATACGGAAGGTTCAATCCCCGGCGTCGTGCAAGTCGTGCCGAAAGGCATCCCCGTGGAGAAGATCGCCGAGGCCATGCAGTGGATGAACTCTGAGCTTGCCGGGAATCTGGCGAAGCGGCGCCAGTGGCAACTTATCCAGGGATGGAAGGATGATGGCAAGGATGAGCAGATCATCTTCTCGAAGGAGCAATTACTGGCCGACCCCTTCGATGAACTGCATATCCGCAAGGTCGCCTACGGCTACGGGATCTCTCCGCAGCGCCTGGCTCGCCAGATGAATCGAGCTTCAGCCGAAGCATCCCAGGAAGCCTCTGAGGTTGAGGGGTTGATGCCCTACTTCTCCTCGCTCAAAAGCCTCATCGACTTCATCGTCCAGCGCAAGATGGGCTATGCCGACTACGAGATGATGTTGGAGCCGCTGGTTGAGCCAGATCAAGTTAAGCAATCCCAGGTGCTTACGGCCTACGTCAAGGAGGCCATCATCACCCGGGAAGAGGCGCGCGAGAAGCTTGGTGAGGAGCCATCGGGAGTGCCTGAAGCTGGCCAGCTAATGGTGACAACCGGGCAGGGCGCGGTGCCCCTGGGCGCGACCACGCAGCCGGCCGCCAAGCCGGGAGAGGAAGGAGCAGCCGATGGAATTCCTGATAAAGGAAAGGGTGGAGCGGGAGCATCGGGAAGCGATGAAGAGCTTGACGCCGATGGAAACCTCGTCGTTGCTGACGGTCGCGGCAAGCCCCGCAAGCCTGCCAGCACCAACAAGCCCAACGGGGGCGCGGCGGCGAAAGCGAAAACGCAGAACCGGCCTATTGGGTTCGCGGCTGGAACCGTGATCGTCGAGCTGGAACCTCCGCAGTATGGAGTTCTTGAAATTCACGAGGAGGCCCTGGTTAAGGCAAAGCCACGGGCGAAGGATCCGCCCGTCATCCATCCGGGCCGGATGGCGCCGGCGTCGATCCTTGGAAAACACAAGCTGGAGCGAGACCTCACGAAAATCTTCCGCACCATGCACCGGAAGACGACAAAAGTCATGGCTGCGGCCCTGGGCCTTGCGCACGGGCATTTGGCAAAGGCCGAGCCGGACGCCGATATGACCCTGCGGCAGGCCATGGACAGTCTTGCCGCCGAGTGGGAAACGATTGCCCGGTTGGCAAGGAAGCCCCTCACGGATGCAGCCCTGGCAGGTGCTTCCAAGGGCAGTCTCGAACTGGAGATTTCAGCCGAGGACATGCTGACCGGCATCAATGAGACGGCGCGTGACTGGGCTTCAAACCGGGCGGCCGAGTTGGTGGGGATGCTGCGCACGCCCGAGGGCGAGCTCATCGCGAACCCGAACGCGAAATGGGCCATCAGCGACACGACGCGCGAAAAGCTGCGCTCCGTTATTGCGGACGTGTTCGGGCAAGAGGGCAAGATCACGCTACGCGACGTGGAGAACCGGATCGAGCAATCGGGAGTTTTCTCAGACGTGAGGGCTTCGACGATCGCACGAAACGAGATTGCCCGGGCGCAGACTCAGGGGAACTTGATGTCCTGGCAGGAATCAGGGCTGGTGCAGAAGGTCGCATGGAAAACATCGGACGATCACGACCAAAGCGATATTTGCGATGAGCTGGAGAAAGACGGTCCGTACGACGTCGACGACGTGCCGGACCTGCCGGCCCACCCGAACTGCTTGTGCGCCCTGATTTTAACGGAGGCTGAGGAGCAATAATGCCTTACGGGTCAGTCAAGGAAGTTCCGGATTACGTGCCGAAGGCCAAGCGCAAGCAATGGCTCGAAGTTTTCAACAGCGCCTATGCAGCGGCGCTTAAGGACGGCAAAGGAGCGAAGGAGGCGGAAGGGTCGGCCTTTGCTCAAGCGAATGCCGTCGCGGGCCCGAACGCAAAGACAGACAAGGAGACGACCATGAAATCCTTTTCTAAGTTCATCCCGTTCGCCAAGGTGGACGCGGCGCGCCGCGAGGTATGGGGGATCGTGACGGCCGAAGTGCCGGACAAGGACGATGAGGTCTGTGATTATCTCCTCTCGAAACCCTACTACCAGGCCGTCATCGATGAGATGGGCAAGGCGACGGCCGGGGAGAACTATTTTCCCCTGCGCTACATGCACCAGCTTGAGGCGGTGGGGAAGTGCATCGGCTTCGAGTTCCGCGATGCCGACAAGGAAATCTTCATGGGTTTCAAGGTCGTGGACGACCAGGCATGGCAGAAGGTCGAGGAGCGGGTGCTCACGGGATTCTCGCACGGCGGCAAGATCGTTGGGATGCACCCCGACCCGAAGTTCGAAGGCTGCAAGCGGTACATTGCAGATCCGTCGGAAATCTCTCTGGTCGACAACCCCTGTTTGGCGAATGCCCACTTCACGCACATCAAGGCGGACGGCACGGTCGAGCTGTGCAAGTTCCTGCGCGTCGAGTCCCCTGTGCCAGAAATCACCTTCGCGGCCCTGAGCGAGCAAGTGGAATTGCTGAAGACCCAGATCATCAGCTTGACATCCACCGCGTCGACGGCGTTGGCCAAGGCCAGGACGAAGCGTGTGGCGGGGGAAGACCTGCCAGCCTCGGCCTTTCTCATCGTGCTCGATCCAGATAAGACCGAGACCTGGAACCTGCCGGTGAAATTCTCGACCGAGGCCAAATCCAAGAGCCACATCCGAAATGCGCTGGCCCGACTCAATCAGCTTAAGGGCGTGCCCCAGGCGGCGAAGGATGCGGCCTGGAAAAAGCTGGTGGCCCTGGCCGGCAAGTACGGCATCGACGTGGCCGCGGAGAAGACGAAGCTCGCGGCGATCCAGGCATGGATGCGCAAAGCCGTTCGGATCCACGTCAACCGGATCGAGCGCACCGTCAAAGGCGGCAACGTCGGTTATGCGCTCGCAACGCTCGACAACGATCTTGGGCGGCTCGCGAAGGGCTTCATGCAAGTTTCGCAACTATCACAGATCGTTGAGGAGCTCGCCTATCTGGTTTACAGCACGGCGGGAGAATCCGAGATGGAGGGCGACGACTCGCCGCTGCCCGGCCTGCTCGCCGACAATGTGGACGCGATCCTCGACACGCTCTTGAGGATGGTCGAGGAAGAGTCCGAAGAGGTGCGGGCCGATCTCAGTGCTCGCGTGTCCTAACCAAGAGCTTTCCCGGTCGCTCATTTCACTGGCCGCCGAACGCGGCAGGAGGCATAGCACAATGTTTAAAACGATCGATGAACTGGCGAAGGCGTTCAGTGGCCTCGCCTCTCACTTCAAGAAGGCAGCCGCGCACCACAGAGGACTCTCGGTGGCGCACAGTAGTCTGGCGGAGCTTCACAAGGCACACCATGAGTTCGCGAAAGCGAAGCATGAGGCCATGGATGACGGCGACGTCAACAAAGCCTACTTCGGCAAGGTCGCAGAGCTTCACAAGGGCAAAGCGGCTCATCATGCCGGAGTGGCGGACATGCACAAGGCGCACGCGGAGCATCTCGACACGCTCGGAGACAGCGTGGGCGAGGAGAAGGTCGCGGCCGCGAAGGCGGCGGCAACTGATCCGGTTGTGAAGGCGGCGGACCCCGTTGCTGGCGCTCCCGGCAGCGTCGAGGACATGGTGAAATCGACGACCACGGGGCTCGTTCACTCGGCGCTCGAAATGCTCAAGACCGACCCGGCCGTTCAGGACGAGATTCGCAAGATGGTCCTGTCTGGCGTGCGCTCGGCGCTGGGCGACAAGATCGTGCCCGACGCGGTGCGCGGCATCCTGCCGACGCCGCCCGGCTTGCAACTTATTCCGCGCCCGGGCGGGGCTGAGATCCCTACCACGGGAGTCGACCCCAAGCTGCAGAAGTTCGTCCAGGTGTAGCAGCCCTGGAATCGAGATTGCGCGAGTCGTCTCCGGTCAGCGGCTCGGAACATAAACACCCGGTTGCTCGTCAAATTCAGATCGGAGAGAGGCGCACATGAAACTGCAACAAGAGCTATACGCTGCCGCGGCTTATGCGAGCCGCGAGCGGATGGCGAAAGCGCTCGGTACGGACGCGACGCTCGCCAAGTTGTGCCTTGAAGCCCAAGCCCTGCCGCCCAGAGAGTGGTCGCTCGAAAACGACCTGGTGAAGCGCGCAGGACGCGAGTACATCAAGGCCCTCATGAAGGCTGGCGTGACCACCAGCCTGGGATTCAATTTCTATGACCTGCGGGGCCCGGCCTACCTCATCTTCCCCTTGAACACCCCGTTCATCCAGATGATCCCGAAGACCGGGAAGGTCAACGCCGGAGTCGGCACGGTCGCCCACTGGAAGGCAACACTCAACCCCAACTCGACGTTCGTCTATGCGGGCGTCAAGGAAGGGCAGCGCAACGCCACGGCGACTCCCGATGAAGCCGACTACTTCGCCACCTACAAAGAGCTTGGCGAAGAAGGCGGGGAAACCTTCACGGCGCAATGGGCCGGCGAGGGTTACACCGACAACCTAGCGGATGAGCATTTCCGCAACCTGGCTCGCCTGCGCTTACAGGAAGAGATGATCACGCTGTGGGGCAACGCCGGACCGTCCACTATCCTCGGACAAACCACCGGCAACCTGGGCTTCGCGCTCGGGCAGCCCACCACTCCGACCGTGGACACGGGCTCAGCCGCTGGTGGCCTCGCGACGGGGAGCAACGTCTCCGTGGCCGTGGTCGCTTTGACTGCCATGGGCGTCAACCCGGGCGGGCAGGCTGGCTACAACATCCCGCCGACCGTGGCGCGCGGCCTTACCGCCTACACCGAGCGGACCAACGCTGACGGAACGAAGATCAACGTTGCCGGCGGAATCTCGGCGATTTCGAACGTCGCCATGGGCACCACGAACAGCAGTGGCAGCGTCCTTGCTTCCTTGCCCGCGCAGAAAGGCGCCGTCGCCTATGCGTGGTATTGGGGCGTCAACGCGAACACCACGGTGGACGTCCTGACGCTGGGCGCCATCACCGCGTGGCCGAACTACACGATCACCGCCAAGGCCACGGGCATTCAGACCGGCAACGCGACCGGCTTCACGGTTGACAACAGCTACCAGGCGACCGACCTGGACGGCCTGGGTACCTACACGTTCAACAACGGGCTCTGCACCGACATGGGCGGTGGGACGTTCACTCCGGCCGGAAACGGCCAGGTGCAAGAGGTGGAAGACGATCTGCGCACTCTCTGGGAACTCTACCAGGCGCAACCCGACGCCATCTGGTGCTCGGCTGACGTGCGCGCCGCGCTGGAATCGGCTGTCATCTACAGCTCGACTGGGACGAACAGCTATATCTTCCAGTACACCAAGGACGCCCAGGGCTCCTTGATGGGCGGCTTCCTCGTGACCAGCTACAAGTCGAAGTACTCCATCAATCCCGAGGGCGGGGCAGCCATCCCGATCAGGATTCACCCGATGTTTCCTCCGGGAACGATGCTGTACGACATCAACACGAACCCGTATCCGCATTCGCGGGTTCCGTCCGTTCGTCAATTCCTGCTGCAGCGCGACTACTACGCCATCGAATGGCCGATCGTCACGCGGCAATGGACCTTCGGCACCTACATCCATGAGGTGCTGGCGCATTACATGCCGTGGATCTCGGCTCTGCGCACCGGCATCGGCCCGTTTGTGAAGCCCTAATTGACCGGGCTTCGAAGCGGCGTTTGGTTTGACGGAGGGGCGCTCACGGAGAGCGCCCTTCCAAGTCCTTGATATCCTGGCAGGAGGAGTAAGATGGAATCACTGCTCAATCTCAAAGCAACCCGCTCTGGAGAACCCGTCAGGATTCCCAACCTGGTGTTTGGGTCAACTTCGCTGGAGATCACCTACACGATCCACGGCAAGCCGACCACGATGGATTTGGCGCTGACCGCAGGTGAGGCAGGCGGCGGCGTGATTTTGGATGATTACAGCGGGGTCACGGACACAACCCGCACGGTCGCGCTGGGCGCCCTTTACGACACCTTCATCCTGCTGCCGCAATGGACTGGCGGCTACAACGTGAGCGTGGATCTTCGAGTGTGGATCGTTGGCCCGGGCGCGACGTACGTTGATGAGAGCTATCCCACCACTGGCCCCACGGGGCCCACGGGGCCTACTGGCCCCACGGGCTCATCCGGGGGGCCGGTCGGAGACACGGGAGCGACGGGCGCCACCGGGCATACCGGCGCAACCGGAGGCACGGGTGCAACCGGCAGCACGGGGGGCCTTGGCCCCACCGGGCCATCCGGCCCCACCGGCCCCAGCGGAGCCACGGGAGATCTCGGGCCACAAGGACAGACGGGCGACACGGGCGCAACGGGACCATCCGGCGGCCCTCCGGGACCGACAGGCGACACGGGGGCGCAAGGATTGACCGGGGACACGGGAGCAACCGGACCTTCGGGTGGCCCGCAGGGAGACACGGGCGCAACGGGTGCCACAGGCGATTCAGGCCCGACAGGCGATCCGGGGCCACAGGGCGACACGGGCGCCACAGGCCCATCAGGCGGATCGGGAGCAACCGGTGACGCAGGCCCAACTGGTGACACGGGCGCCACAGGCGGAAGCATCATTCTTGAGCCGCTGAATCGCGCCACATGGCTGGTAAGCGCTTCGGATTCTGCGGCCAATCACGGGCCTGAACTGGCGATTGATTCCGACGACAGTACGTTCTGGGATTCGGCCAACACTTCTTTCCCCCACTGGTGGGCCGTGGACATGGGCAGCATTCAAAACTTCGCTGCCATCACCATGCTACCGCGCCAAGACCTGACGGGAGGACAGAATCCGGGATACGTTGAGCTCTTTCTCAGCGCGGACGGGAATGACTGGGGTTCGGCTGTTGAGTCAACAACCTTCCTTTCAACCAGCGCCGCCTTGATCACTTGGGTTCTCTCCACGACCTACGCGAGCCGATACGTGATGGTCAAGGTATACAACAATGCGGAGGGCTCGGGCAATCAGGTTGCCAGCGCCGAAATAAACCTCATGCTGGTGGGCATCGCGGAATCAGCTTTCGTCGAGTACGGAGTTCCGGGGCCGACCGGCCCGACCGGTCCGACCGGTCCGAGCGGGCCAAGCGGAGACCTCGGGCCAAGCGGGCCTCTCGGTGATACTGGCCCTCAAGGCGATACCGGAGGCCAGGGCGACCCCGGCCCGGATGGCCCCACGGGCGCAACCGGAGCAACCGGAGCGACCGGGGACACGGGCGGCAGCATCATTCTGGAACCGCTCAGCCGTGCGGGATGGACAGCCACGGCGTCGGATGAATTCTCTTCCACTTATGCCGCAGCGAAGGCCATCGACGGCAATCCGGCCACGTTCTGGAATTCCAGCATCGCAGCCTTTCCTCACTGGTGGTCTGTCGATATGGGCAGCGTGCAGGATTTCGCGGCGATCACCCTGCTTCCTCGCCAAGACGGAATGGGCCAGAACGCCGGCACGGTCGAGCTTTACGTCAGCGACGATGGGAGCGATTGGGGATCGGCCGTCGAGACGACCACTTTCCATTCGACCAACACGGCGCTCATCACCTGGATCTTGTCGCAGCCCTACACGCACCGTTACGCGATGCTGCGCTTCCTGAATAACGCGGAGGCTTTGGGCAACTACATCGCCGTGGCTGAGATCAACTTGATGGTCGTCTCCATCGCGGAGAGCGCCTTCGTGGATTATGCCTCTCCCGGCGCTACCGGACCGACCGGCGCAACCGGCCCAACGGGACCAACGGGGGGAACCGGCGCAACCGGCCCTTCAGGTGGACCTCAAGGGGATACCGGCCCTACCGGAGCGACTGGGGCAACAGGAGCGGGTGCGACGGGGGCAACGGGCGCGACGGGGGCCACCGGCGCCACCGGGGCGACTGGCGGGGCTGTGCTGGTGGTGGGCGGAATCATGGGCGGGTACAGCGGCCATCATCAGACGGGTTTAGCATTAGTTCCCTGGGCCACTGGCTGGAATGGTGGTAGTTTCAATTATCCTACCAACCTGGCCATCATGCCGTTCTCTGCGGCTTTCAGGAATCTGTCAATCGAGATGATAACTGCCCAGGTGGTGGGGACCGCATATTTTGGTTCCTTTGCGCTTTCTGATGGCAGCAGCCTTCCTTATCCTACCAGCCCGGTGTTCACGGTCATTCCAACTGGCGCGGCCGCGGGGGCGTTCGGGTCAATTCCAGACGTGGAGCCCTTTGATGTCCCTGCGCTGTTTTCGGCAGGCGGGCAGGTCACCAGCATCAGCTCTGCGTGGCCGGGGGACATCGGCGGCTATAGCTGGGACATTGTCGGGTCCGCCTCCCAGCCCCTTGTGCATTTGTTTGCCACGGACACCATCGACGCCGGGCCCAGAACGCGGTGGATGGGGCCCGGGGGTCTTAACACTTATGTCGGAGATGAGCCCACCGAGGGAGTGGTCATCCCGTATGACTCGACTCTGCGGAACATGTATCTCTTGACACAGAGTGCTCAGCCGGGCGACGGCACCTTGATCGTGACGGTCCGCAAGACCAGCGGCGGGGTTACAAACAGCACGGCGCTCACGTTCACGCTTCCCGCGAGTGCTCCGCAGGGCATATACGGCAATAGCGTGGACACGGTTGCGCTCACGGCAGGGGATTGGATCAACTGGCAGTTCGAGAATGGCTCTTCTTCTGTCTCGGCAAAACTACTCTCCGTCGCCATGGAGCTGGTACCTTCCGGCAGCGCGACGGGGATGATCATCTTCCCGTTGTATGACGGCGTGAGTCTCAGCAATGGATATCAGTATGCCACGCCTTTCTGCTCAACCGTGGATGCCACGGAAGCGAACGTCCGCACGCCTATGCCCCGTGCCTGCACGATGAAGAACATGTATTGTCTCTTCACCAACGACCCCAGAACAGACCCCATGATATTGACCATCATGAAGAACGGCGTGGCCACGGGGTTGTCCATAACCATCCCGGCTGGTACCACAGCCGCAACGCAGATTGCGAGCAACCTGATCGACTCCGTGAGCTTCAACGCGCTGGACACGTTCGACTTGCAGATTTATCAAGCCAGCGGGTCGGTGGCGGTGCTGAGCAGCATCAGCGTGGAGATAGACTAGACGCAAGGAGAAAGGGCAAGCCGGTCATTGCACATGAAACTCGCTATCTTCTTTCCTCGCAACACCTTTGCAGGCTGGGCCTCACTCGGAGGCTACACCCAAACACTTCGCCGCATGGGGCATGACGTCACCGAATGTGTCCTGTCCGGCAACCAACCCCACGACATCGTTCCGATGCGCGCCAAGCTGCCCACCATCGCGCAGCTAGCCGCCTGCGATGCCGTGATTAGCTTTTATCACGAATATACCCAGCCCTGGCTCGCGGCACTTTACGGGTTGGAAGCCTGGGCGCCGCTGGTCGAGAAGACGATAGCCCGATTTGATGAGTCGATGGACCGAGCCGATCTGAATCTTCCCGGCCGACTCCCGGAGCTACTTGCCTGGGTGAAGCACTGGTCATTCCCCGCCGCGCAGGACGCCAAGAAGTATGGCGGGCAATGGCAGCCCTTCGGGGCCGACACGACGATGTTTAAACCGCTGGGCTCTGTCGGGCTAACTGAACAGAAGAAGTACGGCGCCGCCTTCGTCGGGCAGCTTTATGGCCCACGTCTCGAGTACGCGCAGCGGATGGCACAACAGCCGGACCAAATCACACTCCAATGTGGGCAGGTCGGCGTGCAGGAGCTGGACGGGATGCGCGAGCCGCAATCGACGCATCTGCTCGCCAAGACCTACCGGCAGATCAAGGTGTTCTTCTGCCTGCCGCCGCTCTCTCGGCTGGTCGTCGGCAAGGTCTGCGAGGTGATGGCCTGCGGAACGTTCGTCATGTATCCGCGCCTGCCGGGCGAGGCTGCGGAGAACCTTTCAGTGTTCGAAGATGGCACGCACATCATCTATTACGAGCATGGGTACATCCGGGAGAACGTCAAGCAGATCAAGCGCTGGCTCGAACATGATGAAGAGCGCGAGTCCATCGCGCAGGCCGGGTGCCGAAAGGTGCGCGAAGAGTTGAGCCTGGAACGCATGCTCGACCAGCTCCTAACGCCGGTGGCGCGGCAGATGGTGACGGTATGATCGTCGAGACCAAATACGGGTTCAGCCTGCGCGTGGGTGACGGAAGTTACATCGGCGCGCAGATCAAGCAGTATGGCGTTTGGGAGCAAGCGGAGACTGAGCGCGTGCGCCAGCTCATCCGCCCAGGAGATCTCACCGTCGATGCCGGGGCGCACGTCGGTTATTACTCCTGTCTCATGGCGAAGTGCGGCGCGCGCGTGCTGGCGTTCGAGCCCAACCCGAAACTGCATACCCTGCTGGTCCAGAACTGTCAGGAGTGGCACTGGCCAAGCGTGGCCGCTCACCAACTTGCGCTTTCAGACGTTGACGGGGAAGCTGATTTCTATTTGCCATCTGGCTACGATGACGGCTTTGGTAGTCTGGGAGCGGCCGACCGAGACGACCGCAGTCATTCCATCCGGGTGCAGACGCGGCGCTTGGACGGCTTTCTTCCGCTCGGGCGCATCCGCCTGGTCAAGATCGACGTGGAAGGCGCGGAGGCTTTGGTGATCCGCGGCCTGGGCGCCAGCTTCACCGATGTGGACTATTTCCTCATCGAATGCATCGACCGCGCCCGGCGTCTCGAGCTGTTGGGCAGTTCGGTGGCGGTCATCAACGCCCTGCTCGCAGGGTTTCGCATTTACGAGTTCGCCGCAAGCGGAGGTTGGAAGCAGGTTTCGGAAGCGCACAGCTCAGCCGGCCCGAGCGTACTGTTCGAGAATCCTGTCGTGAAGTGATGAAGGGAGCATAGTTCGTGATCTCGATTTTGGCACCAAGCCGCGACCGCCCCTTGGGACTCTTTCGGATGATCGAGTCTTCCCGCGCCACCGCGCGCAGTCCGATTGAGATTGTTTGCCGCATTGATGATGATGATCCGCAGGCCGGAGCCTATCACGCCATGCACGTTTCAGGGACGATCGACAAGCTCTTGGTGGGACCGCGCATCGTGATGTCCGATATGTGGAACGTCTGCATGCGGGCGGCTTCCGGAGACATCCTCATGCTGGCGAGCGACGACGTGGTCATGCGCACGCCCGGCTGGACTCAAGCTGTTGAGGATGCCTTCGCGGCGTCTGCCGACAAGCTCCTGCTCGTTCACGGAGATGATCTGGCGAAAGACGGCAAATGGTTCCCGACCTTCCCGATCATTCATCGCCGCTGGGTTGAAGCTGTTGGACGCTTCACGGCGCCCTACTTCTCCTCGGATTATGCGGACACCTGGCTGTATGAGGTCGCAAAGAGCATCGGCCGGCTTCGCTTCCTGCCCTACGTGACCGAACACATGCATTGGGCATTTCAGAAGGCGGCCGTGGACCGGACCATGAGCGAGAACATCGCGCGCCGCAGTCGCGACAATCCCGGCCAGACGTTCAAGAAACTGGCGGCCGAACGAGACCGGGAAGCCGCAGTCCTGCGCGCCTTGATGGTCCAGCCGCGATGGTCGATCCTCGTGTTGACGCAACCGTCCCGGGCGGAGTTCTTGCAGCGGCTCATGGCCTGTCTGAAGCCACAGATCGAGGCGCATCCAGAGGTCGAGCTTTTCATCCGGTACTTCGATAACGCTCTGTCTCTTGGCGACAACCGGCAACGGATGGCGGAAGCGGTCGAGGGGGAATATCAATGTATCGTCGATGATGATGACCTGGTTGCGCCCGATTATGTTGCGCGCATCCTTCCGCTCCTGGATGGCGTCGATCAAATCAGCTTCCGCCTGCAGCAGTTCACGAACGGGGCGCGGCACATCCCGACGTACATTTCGCTGTGCCACGGAAGATGGTATAACACGGACACCGCGGAGTTCCGCGACATCATGCAGGTCTGCCCTCTGCGCCGGGAACTCTCGCTTGCGGTGCCGCGTGAGGGTGGGCCTGGCGAAGATGCTCGCTGGGCGGCTCACCTCAGAGATATGGGGATCGTCAAGACCGAGCACGTCATCGACGAGGTGATGTACTTCTACTATCTGCGCACGGGCAAAACAGATTCTCCGGGGACCATCGGGGCTCCCCCCTGGGTGCCCTACAAGCAACGCCGGCCTGAGCCAGCGATGCGGCAGCCGGGGGTACCTATCAGAGCATCCCACTGCTGCCCGCGCTGCGGCAGCTCATGCGTGGTGCCTTCCAACGCGCAGTTGATTTGCAACCAATGCCTTTATCAAGGAGCGCCTGCCTGATGAGCCCATCTGCCGACCCTCGTTGGAGCATCCTGATAGCCACTCAGCCGTCGCGCTCGGAATATCTGAAGCGGCTGCTTGGCGTGCTGACGCCGCAAGCCGCCGGCCGCAGCGACGTGGAAGTCATGGTGCGAACGTCAGACCCGGAGCTTGGCCTGGGCGATAACCGGCAGATCATGAGGGAAGGGGCCCGGGGACTGTACAGCAACTTCGTGGACGATGACGATCTGGTTGCCAGCGACTACGTGGGGCGGGTTCTCCCTCTGCTGGACGGCGTGGATTATGTCAGCTATGAGTTTCAAGAGTATTCGGACGGGATGCCCCGGCCACCCACCCACGTCTCGCTGCATCATGGGCCATGGCATCAGGACTCCACGGGGCTCTGGCGCGACATCGTTCACTTTTGCCCGGTCAAAACCGCCCTGGCGCTGGCGGTTCCGATGTCAGGGGGCTGGGGTGAAGACACGCGCTGGACGAATCAGATGCGGGATCTCGGCATCATCAAGACCGAGCATCACATCGACGCCGCGATTCATTTCCTTTACTACCGGAGCTCGAAGAAGGACGGGGCAAAGGCCAGCGCACCTTATCACCAGAAGAGCGCAGCGCAGGTCTTGGTGGCTTCTCAAGAGGGCCAGGGTTATGCGACTTCCGGGGTTCTTGTCGGCACGGGAGAAGCGTGCCTGAGCTGCGGGAGTCGGGGAATGCTTGTTCCATCGAATGGCCGCCTGCATTGCAATCAATGCGGCGCAAATTTCTAGGGAGGTCGTCATGGCTATAAAGGTTCGCATTAAAGCTGAGAAGGCGGCACCGGTGGTGGAGCGGCCCGAGTTTGTTCTGGCGAGGTTCCTTAACCGGAACAATGAAGTGCCGAAACCCCCAAATCCGGCCTGGTGCATTCTGGTCAACGGGGCCGTGGAGTCCGTCTATACGCTCGGCCAGGAGCGGGCGCTGATCGAGCATTACTTTCAGAAAGGGGCCGGGGAATGAGCCTGAAAGACAAATCCTTGAACATCCTCGTGCCCATGTACGGCGGCATGGGCACGGTGAACTTCTTCGAGTCCTTCACCCGGCTCATCATGATGATGATGCACCACGGGGTGAGGTTCAACTACACGTTCACTTACAACGAGTCGCTGATCACGCGCGGCCGTAACCGGCTGGTGGATGAGTATCTGAAGAACCACGATGAAACGCATGCGCTGTTCGTGGACGCGGACATTGGATTCCAGGCTGAAGATGTTCTGGCGATGCTGGAGATGGACCGCGACATCGTGGCGGCGCCGTGCGCGAAGAAGTCGATCAACTGGGGGCGGATCGAGCGGGCGCTGCGTAAGAACGGCCGGCACTTCACGCCGGATGAGATGGCCCGAATCTCCGCGGACTTCGTGTTCAACTACGAGCCGTTTATCGGCCGCCGCGAGATCAAGCTCGACGAGCTGCAGGAGATGGCGAGCATGGGCACGGGGCTCATGATGATCCGCCGCAACGTGTTCGCGAAGTTTCGCGAGGCTTACCCCGACCAATGGTACGAGTCGCGCTCCGACCCCAACTCCTTGCCCGGCCCGACGCATGATTTCTTTCAGGTTGGCGTCAACCCGGACACGCATGAATATGACAGCGAGGATTATCGCTTTTGCCTTCAGTGCAAGCGAATCGGTTTCAAGGTGTGGATGATCCCCTGGATGCGGACCTCGCACATGGGAACGAACAAGTTCATCGCCGACATGCCGGCCGTCGCGGCACTGGCGGGAGATTTGTAGAGGCTTCGGGACACGTCCCTTGACCGGGGGGGGTGATCCAGGAGGGAGGGCGGGGCGGCCGGCGGCGAGACGACGGTCGTCCCGTAACCCCGAGAGAGGCAGAGATATCATGGGCCCCAACACGATTGATCTCACGACCCTGAACGCGGTCAAGAGCCGGGCCGAGGTGCTGTCCAGCACCGCTGACGCGGAGATCCAGTCGGCCATCACGGCGTTTTCCCAATGGCTGTTAGACTTCACCGGGCAGGGCTCGCTCAACTCCGTCGCGGCCCATGACGATGTTTACGACGGCAACGGCAACGCTCGGCTCATGCTGAACAACTATCCGGTGCTGAACGTCCAGAGCGTGACGATGGGCGGGGCAAGCGTTCCAGCGTCATCGGCCGCGAATGTTTGGGGATATTACATCGAGCAGTCCAAGAAGTCGCTCGGGCTGCGCGGAGGCGTGGGCAGCTACACGACGTTCCCTTACCCAACCCCTCTGACCTATCGCGAGCGCGGGCCCGTATTCCTGCGCGGGCAGGGCAACATCGAGGTTGTTTACAGCGCGGGCTACCTTCCGATCTTGGTGCAGAACGATGTTGAGAACGTGACGGCGGGAACGATCACCTTGGAGGCTGCGCCCTGGGTTGCGGATGCGGGCGTGACTTACTATCCATCCTTGAACGTGATGGCCAAGGTGTCGAGCGGGCCCACGGTGGGCGAGTATGCCGTGTTGAACGGCCTCTACGTTTTCAGCGCGGCCGATGAAGGGCAACTTGTCGCGGCAAGTTACCAGATCAATCAGGCGCCCTTCGACCTGGAATATGCGGTGCGCTGCGTTGTGGCGCTTAATTACAAGCGCAAGGGATGGCAAGATCAGAAATCACGCTCCGTGACCACCCAAGGCGGTTCGGCAACCACGACGTACAGGGATTGGGATGCCCCGCCTGAATACATGAAGGTTTTCGAGTACTACCAAAGGAAGGCGATCCGGTGATCAGGCTTTCGTTCGACAATTCGGATCAGCGCGTCATGCTGGCTCTCCGGGCGCGAGGGCCGAAGATCCTCGCGGCCGAGAAAAGGACGATCGAAGAGCTGATGCTGGAACTGCAGGCGCGCATTCAGCGGAAGCTCTCGGGAGAAGTCCTACAATCACACGCCGGGGGCGGAGGGCTCCTGGGCACAGTTCGCAAGCAGCCGACCACGCTATCTGGGGCCATGCTTCACGGAGGCGTGCAGGCAGGTGGCGGGCTGTTCTGGTGGGCTGCGGTGCATGAGCGGGGGGGCGAGAAGGAATATGAAATCCTACCAGGCGCGCTGACGGGCAAATCCGACAAGCAAGCCCTGGCTTTCTTCCCGGCCGGATCAGCCGGGGCAAGCTTCGGGCGCACCGCCACGACCAAGTTGCGTTTCAGGTTAGGCAAACGGGCTGGATCGTTGCGCCCTGGGCAAGTCAAGGCTTTCGGTGCAGCGGGCGGCATCGTGGTGAGGAAGGTGATTCATCCGCCGCTGAAACGCAGATCGTTCATGGAGAGTTCGCTGGAAGAGTTGCGCGGGCGGATCATCGCGCGAGTTTTCGAGACGGCCGCCCAGGTGATGCGATGAGCACGGCATTCACAGATCCAACCTATCTCGAGGAAGTCTATGCGGCCCTGGCCACGCTGCTCGCGGGCGCCACGTTTGCCGCGGGCGTGACCTTGAAGAGCGTCCGGAGGGCCTTCATGGTTCCAGATTCGGTTCCGCCTGCCGATCAGCCCGCCTTGATCCTCGTGCAGGGATCGCTTCCCGTGGAACAGAAGGACCTTTTCAGCGTGGCCAAGTGGACGTTCACGGCGGTTGCGGTGATCTACGTGCGTGCCGAAGGAACGGCCCCGCCCGATCAGGATCCCCTGTCGGTGACGCAGGCGAATTACTTGATATGGGGCATCAAGAACGTTTTCGAGACGAAACCACCGTACCAGAAACAAACGCTGGGCGGCCTCGTCTATCATGCATGGATCGAGGGAGAGGTTTTCCCCAACGTCACAAGTGAACAGATTTTGATCACGGTGCCCATCTACATGCTCGCAGGCCCCGTGAATTGAGATCAAGGACCGGACCCGGCCCCGGTACAAGGAGAGAGGTAAAATATGGTCATCGAATTCGGAAGCGGTGTGTTATTCGCAAAGCCCGTGGCCGGCAATCAGCCGACAGACCCCACCCCGTTCAAGTTCGGCGTGCTGCAAGAGGTCACGGTGGACTTCAAGGCCGATCTGAAGAAACTCTACGGCCAATATCAACTTGCCGTCGCCACGGCGCGCGGCAAGCTGGACGTCACGCTCAAGGGCAAGCTGGCCGTCTTCGATCCGGCCATGCTCAACCAACTCTATTTCGCGCAGGCCAGCACGGCCGGGTATTCGCTGATCGTGGATGGCGAGTCCCACACGGTGAGCAACACGAATTCGGCAACCGTAACGAACGCGGGCGCCATCGCGGATTGGGGCGTCATCGACGCCACAACGGGACAGCCGTTCACTTGCATGCCGAACGCGGCGGCGGTGACGGTGGCCGGGGAGTACTATCCCAACGTCACGAGCGGCGTTTACAGCTTCTCGGGCGCTGACGGAACGGCGACTCGGGCCGTGAAGATCAGCTACACCTATGCCGTCAACTCGGGCACCACGATCACCATCGCAAACCAACTGATGGGCTATGCGCCGGAAATCGAGATGCTGCTCTACAACCGTTTCCGGAGCAAGTACATGGCCTTGCAGTTGAATGATGTCACGCTGGGCTCGATCAACATCCCAACGAAGCTGGAAGATTTCTGGATCGCGGATTTCGACGGCAGCGCCAATGCCGATTCCACGAACACGCTCGGCCTACTCATGATGGACTCGTACTAGATCACCCATCGACGCACGGAACGGGGGACGGCGGCGGGTGCACCTACCGCCGTCCTGCGGGGAAGAAGGGAATGTGACCGAGACGATCACTCTGAAGTTTGACGGTGAGAAAGTTCGCCTGGGCGGCCGGGAGTATGTACTGCCGTCGCTCTCGGTGAAACAGACTCGCCAGCTATGGGAGAAGATCCGGGGGCTGAACAAAGGCATCACGGAAGACAGCCTGCCGGACAAACAGCATGATGCCGTGGAAGTGATCCATGCGGCGCTCTCGCGCAACTATCCGTCCATGACATTTGAGGAAGCGGAAGACCTGGTCGACATGAACAACATGCGCAGGCTGCTGCTGGTCGTGTCCGGCCTATCGGGGCTCACGGTCCCGGGGTCCGGGCCGGTCGGGGAAACGGCTCAGCCGTCGTCAACTGGGCCGATTTCTACGGAACCATCATCACCCGCACCGGCTGGAGCTACGAATACCTTGACGACCTGAGCCTGTGTCGCGCGCTCGAGTTGATGGACTTCCTGGGACGCACGCCGGCGCTGCGCATGGCGCTGGGAAAGGAAAGGAATCTGAACGCCTGGGAACCGGTGAACGAACAAGAGGCGGTGCAGAAGTTCTCGGCCCTGCAAGTTGTGATGCCAGGTGTCTCAGGAATACCGCCGCAGCTTCGTGAGGCCATCGCCTGGGCAGAGGCAGAGAAGAGCAAGCGGGGCATGAATTAACCTGGCTATCCTGTTGCCGCCACCTAGATGGGAGAGTTAGGGAGAGTTAGGGAGAGTTGGGGATTCTCTGTATGGCAACAGATGTTCTTGAAGTCGGGGCAGTCATCAACCTGGCGCAAATCCTGCCCGGCTTGGACACTCTTGCTGCGAAGACGGAAGGCACCTGCGCGCAGATGACCATGTCGTTTGCCGGACCAGCACAGGCATCCCTGGCGTTTGGCAGGGGCTTCGCGCTTTCCGTTCCGGAAATCGTTAAGATCCCGCCCGCCGTCGACACCATCCCTCCAGCTATGGCCCGTGCGGGCTCCTCTGCCATGCAGGCGCGCATGGCCATGATGGGGATGGGGCAGGAGATGGGCGTGGCGCTGCCGCGCTTCGTGCGCTCTTTCCTGACGAGCGTCGGACCCGTGGCCGGGATCATGGCGGCTGCGTTCCTCCCCGTCGCCATCATTGGAGTGGTCGAGTGGCTTGCCAAAATTCCCGCCGCGATCGGCAAGGCATCCGACGCGATCATGGGCTTTGGCAAGGCACAGAAGGAAGCCTTCGCGGAAGCGGTCAAAGGGTCAGCCGAGGCATTCGAGCACGCGAAGACCTTGGAGCAGGCCACCTTTGCCCTCGCGCAGTCCGTGGCCACCCTGGGCATCCTGGCGCGCCAGACCTTTTCAGAGCGGCTCGTCCAGGGATTCAAAGACTCGGCTGAGGCAACATCAGACTGGTGGGGTCCGCTCAAGGGAGTGTTGGAGACGGTCAGCGCACTGAGAGCAGCTTTCGGCCTGTCTTCCGATGCGGCCACGAAGGCGAGCACGGCGCAGATCGCCCAGCTCACCACGCAAGCGGAGCTGCAACGGAAGGCTCATGAAGGCGCCTACAAGCAGCAGGAAGCGGAAATCCAACTTCAGATGATCGGCGCCAAGGGCGCGGAATTAACGCGGCTTCAAACCCAGCTGCTGCGGATCAAGCAAAACGCCGACGAATACGCCCTGAGCAGCGAGGGCAAGCTCACGGAGCGGCAGATTGCTCTGCTCAATGAAAAGTACCGCGTCGAGCGGGAAGGGGTGGGAAAGAAGGCGGAGCTGAAAGGAGAAGGGGAAGCGGGAGCGCTGGCCAAGGCCGAGGTTGACGCTCACAAGAGCGTGGCCGATGCCATCATCGCGCAGCAGCTTGCCCTGGCCCGGGAAGCCGTCGAGATTGACAAGGGCAAGTGGCCGCAGATGATCGCCGCCGAGCGCGCGGCCGAGGATGAGATGTATGTGGTTGCCGTCAATGCACTTAACCGCAAGAAGGAAATCGCGGCGCAAGAGGCGGCGCTGCATGGCAAGAGCGGGGCAGCGGAAGCGGCGACGATCAACGGTGAGATCGAAGCGCTGGCCATAAAGCATCAAACCAAGCTGGACTCGATCAGCGCGGAAGGAACCAAGCACCTGATTGCGGATGGCAATGCGGTGGAGGCCGCGTTCCGTGCGCAGTTCGAAGCCCAAGGCAAGGCACGCGAGATGGCAGCGGCAGATGCGAAGCGCGGCGACGAAGAGAGCATGCGGGCGGACGAGGAGCGAGTTTCTTTCGCCGAGATGATCGCCAGCCGCACGCTGCGGGTGGAAGAAGGGGCAAACAGCGAGCGCCTGCGCGCGCATCAGGAGAACTTGAAGACGTGGGCCGCAGATGAAACCGCCTCGATCAACAAGTGGTACGCCGAGCAGCACAGGTTGCTGGAACTGGAATTGGCGGACGCAGAGCGGATCTATGGGGTGGGAACCACGGATTACATGCGCGTGGTGGCGCGCATGGAAGCGCTCGACCAGGACCGCGCCGCGAAGTCTCAAAAGGTGAACGCCCAGGTTGAGCAAAACTTCGTCAAAACGTACAGCATGATCACGGGCATCGTGAATCACAATATTGCGTCCTGGATCACCGGGCATGAGACTTTCGGCAGGATGGTGATCAGCATCGCGGATGAGATGGCGACCGCCCTGATCAACTACTTCTTGAAAGAGGCGGAGCAATACCTCTTGGGCTTCATCACAAAGAAGTTCTTCGCTGAGGCTAACGTGAGCATCGATGCGGGCAGGGCAGGGGCGGGGGCTTTTGCTTCGGTCATGGAATCCGTTCCATTTCCGTTGAACATGGCTCTTGCGCCAGCGATGGCCACTGTGGCCATGACGCAGACGATGGCATACGGGAGCTTCGACACCGGAGGGTTGGCGCAGAAGACCGGGCTCGCCATGATCCACCAGGGCGAGATTGCCATGCCTGCGGAAGTCTCCTCGGCCTTCCGGTCGATGGCGGCGGGCGGTCCTGTCGGCGGGGGGCGCACCGTTCACCATCACACGACGTTCAACCTCCACCACAACGGGCCGGACGCGAAGGAAGTCCTCGAAACGCAACTGGTTCCGATGATCCGGCAGGCGCAGCGGCGCGGGGAGCTGGGCGCATGAGTCTACAAGTCTATCCGGGGAGTTCGGCCTCAAGCGCGATCCGCGGCTTGGCTTTCACGGTGATCAAGCGGCCGCTATTCAACACCATCGTGCAGGACGCGCCGAACTTCTACTGTACCCGCATCGCGCAGACCCGCAACCCATTCTGGCGGTGGACGCTGAACTACGAGGTACTATATAACGACCCTGGCAACATCGCGAACGGCAACGCGCCCTGGACGGACTTGCAAGCTCTCATGGGCTTTTTCATGGACAAGTACGGCCAGCAGGCGCCCTTCCTGTTTGATGACCCGGATGACGACTCGGTTGGGCCTGGCATCACGACGGCGGGCTGGAAAGCAAGCACCTATTATCCGGTGGACGCGAGCCTGCTCGTCGCGACGCACTGGCAGAAGGCGACCGTAGCCGGAATCTCCGGCAGCAGCGCTCCCGCATTCTCGACCTCCGGGGGGCATGTGTCAGAAGGCCCCAGCTCTCCGCAATTGCGCTGGGACGACCAGGGCTCGGGCTTCTCGGCGGTGCCGAACCTGTTCGCGGAGCTTCCGCTGGTCATGGACACGTCAACGGGCCTGTACTATTCACCCCTGCAAAGAAACCTGGGCGGCTTCGCGGAGGACGTTACCGACCTGAACGGCGCGGTCACACTTTACGGCAACGGCGCCGTGCTCACGGGGTACTATGCCGGAACGCTATCGACGGTCCCGGGCCTCGCCATCCCGGGAGCCTCCTACATGGGGCAGTACATCGCATGGACTGCAAGCTATGTGCCGACCGCGCCCGTCACCGCCTCATTCAAATTCTATTTCCGTGTGCGCTTCGAGACTGACGCCATCGACTTTGAGAAGTTCGTGAGCGACATGTGGACCGTGGGCGGGTCGGAAGGGAAGGGTGGCGCCGGAGCCATCACGCTCGTCTCCGACCGTCCTCCAACCGTCTGATGCGCAAAGTTCTCTCTGGCAATGGAACGGACACGACCGCCACGGTTCTTGCGGCGCTCAAGGCCAGCAACCAGCTCTGGCAGGCCGATCTCTACCTCATCGGCGAGGCAGATGATCCACAAGCGCTCTGGCTCTCGAACTGGGAATCGCCGCTCCTCTGGTCCTTGTGGGGAACGTTCCTGCCGGCTGTCGTCAAGCGCGGCTCGGTCGCGAGCGACGTTGGCCTGGATTCGAAACAACTTGATGTTTCCTGGGCGCCCGCAAACCAAACCTTCACGTCCTCGATTCCCACCACCAGCCCTTACGAACTGGCCCGCCTGGGATTCTATGACAACCGGCGCTTCCGCCTGTGGCGCTGCCTCATGCCCATACCTGGGGATGCGAACACCTGGGGAGCCTATGAGCTGTTCGGCGGCGTGATCGGCACGACGCAGCCCACGCGCGGCGAGATCAAGTTCAGCGTCCAGAGCTATCTCTATGTGCTCGATCAGAAAGTGCCGCAGGGCGTGATCGAGGTGACGAATTCGATGGCCGGCTACATCGGGGGGACGCCGCCCGCGGGCTTCTCGTCGATCCCGGAGTTCATCGTCGCCGATGCCAGCACGGCCACCGTCGTCAACGCCGACTGCACGAGCACGCCGACACACATCTTCACAGACGATGTTTTTGACGGTGGTTACATCGTCTTCGCCGGCGACTCTACCCTGGCCGGGCTCTTCAGCGTCGTCGCCAAGAACTCAAGCTACACGAGCGGTGGACATCAATACAACAGCTTCCAAATCTATTCTCCGCTCCCCTGGGTTCCGACGATCGGAGACACGTTCTATGTGAGCGCACAGAGCCCGATTGACCAGGTGGACGGGGACTTCTACGGATTCCCAAGCGTACCTGCACCAGAATCGGCCCTCGCTTGGATCGTTGGCCTCGGGCTGAGTGAAATACTCTTACACGCACTGCTTGGATTCGGGCGGATAATGGGCACATGAAAAACAAACCCTGGTTCATCTACGTGCTCAAAGAACCGGAGAATGGAGAAGTTCGCTATGTTGGCTATACGATCAATCTCCATCAACGATTTCTTGACCACTTCAAGCCCTCGCGTTTTCTTCACGGAACGCGCCGCGATAGGTGGCTCAAGCGGCTGATGATTCTCGGTCGAAAGCCCATCCTCGAAATCTTAGAGATCGGTGAGGGTCTGGATTGGGCAAATGCTGAGCGAAAGTGGATAAAACATTTTAGAATGGTCGGAGCCAGATTGACAAACCATACAAACGGGGGGGAAGGCATTCCTGGCAGGCGGCATTCCAAGGAGACCCGCAGAAAGCAACGGGAATCTATAACTGAAGTATGGTCCTGCCGTTCCGCTGACGAGCGAAAGAAAATCGGATTGAAGATTTCACGTGCCTTGCTCGCTCAGCATGAAATGCTCTCACGCCGGGCAAATGGAAACTGTCAGAAAGCTAGAAAACGTGACCCTGGATATCCAAGGCGTGCCGTCATGCAGTTCTGGGTAAAATTATCTTCAGATCCAGAAGCGCGCAAGGAATTCATCGAAAGGCGCCGCCAAGCAATCATAGTCAGTTGGGCCAAAAGGAAAGAAGCTCGAAGGATTTCATGATAATGAAAACGCGCGAAGAGGCTGTTGAAATCGCCAGAGGTTTTATTGGGACGCCGTATGTCCTCTCGGGCATGCTTCCAGGTGTGGGGTTGGATTGTGCGACGCTGTTGTACACTTATCTTATTAAAATCGGAGCCGCGCAACCTGAACCTCTCGGCATTTGGTCCCACGATTGGTTTCATCATGCGACGGAGGAGCGTTACAAGTATGCTCTTCTGAAGCACGCCCGGCAGGTAGTCGAGACGATCTGCCGGGGGACGCCGGAAGCCCGGCCGGGTGACCTGATTCTGTTCAAGGTGGCGCGCAGCCGGATTTACAATCACGGCGCTATCGTGACGGCTTGGCCACACGGAGTTCACGCCTTTGACCGCAACGTGGCCGAGGTCAACCTGGTGCTGCATGCGGCACTGGCACACACGGAAATGGCAATCTTTACGCCTTGGAGCGACTGAGATGTTCGGAGGCAAGAACCAGGCAAGCACGCGGCCCACAGCCCTCGGAACGATGCTTCAGGCATCGACCTATGGGCTCACGATCCCGCAGATTTACGGGATGACGCGCTCGCCGTTCCTGGCCATCTGGGCGAACAACCTGCGGCAGGGGGGGAGCGGAAAGAAGGGCAAGGCGTCGAAAAAGGGCGGGCCGCCTGACTACGTCGAAGCGATTGATTTCTTGCTGGGCCATAACCCGATCATGGACATGCTTCAGATATGGGCGAACTCGACGAAGTACGGGTTGGATTTCGTCGAGGTGGGCTATGGTGGTTTTGCTCCTGCGTCCTACACGATTGCGGATGCCAATTTCGTAGCGTTGATCGCCGTGACCGCCAGGATCAGTGGTTACATCGCGTTCGACGACTACGGGGGAAGTCCCCATGTTTCTCCCGACGCTGATCTCTGGGTGCCCATGTGGAACGAGTTGCAGGCTGGCCCGGACCCGATGGATGGCATGGGGTACCGATGCTGGCCTTTCGTCTATCGCTGGCAGCCCAGCTACGGCAACACGTTCTACGTCGATCCGGCACTCTACGGAACCGCCATCGGTACGGGCCAGCTTAAGATTTATTACGCCCGCACGAATGCGGCGACCAGCTACCAGTTGCCCGCCGCAAAGCTGCGCCTTTCGTTTGAAAACATCCTGGGCTCGGGAGATGAATACGCGGGCTATTCCAGCGAGCAGATTCAATATCCCTGGTACGCGGGAGCAGGTTCCCCGAACATCGACCTTGGGTCATCTGGCGCCATACCGTCAATCAAGGCAGAGATTCTTGGCAAGTGGGCAGTCTATCCCTCTGGTGACGGCGACTTCGTGGACATGATCGCGGACATCATAAAGTCTGGACAAAGTCAGGCGGCCATCGGCGGAGCGACCGGAGTCTCGCCGGTGCAGCGCGGCACCAACTGTTACAACTTCCCGGGAGCCATCCAGAAAAAGTTGGTGTTGGACGGCCGTAATCTGGCCTCAAAGACCTATGCCTTCGACCAGCCCAACACTGCCGGAAACCTACTCCTGCTCGTGGCCAACTGCTATGGGGGAGACGTGACAAGCGTCACGGACTCGCTTGGCAACACGGGGTGGACCCTGGCGGCAAACGTTGCTCCCGCTGGAACGGACCTCGGGTCGATGTCCGTATGGTACTGCGAAAACTGCCTGCCGGGAGCGAACAGCGTGACCATAGACCCCTTGATCGGTGGGGGGAAGGGCGTTTCATGGACTGCGCTGATGGAGATAGCCGGAGCAGACACATTCGATGCCGTGGCATCAGCCTCCGGGGTGCAGCCCAGCGTTTCACTCACGACAACGAATGACCCGGGGAAAATCTCGCTCATGTTTTCCGTCTCTCTTCAGGGGAACCCCTACGCCTATTCGCTCGCTGCCCTGGAGACCTGGCCCTTGATCGTGAGCATTTTCGACCAGCAATATACCGCAGGGTGGCCCTGCCCTCTGGTGCAGCAGCGAACCGTAACGACGCCAGGAACCTATGCCATGCAGTGGCCAAGCGCGATGGTTAATGCACATTCGATGCTCATCTTGATCGCGTTCAAGGCCACGGTTCCGCCGACCTACGCGAAGGCCCTGCCGGACATCATTGACCGCACGATGCTTGATCTGACTCGCCAACAATGCCGGGCCGGGGGCCTATGGGGATCGCTCACCATGGACTCACAGCAGGAGGCCCGCAACTGGGTTGACACGCTTTGCCAGGCCGCGAACTGTGCACCCGTCTGGTCGGGATTTAAGTTGAAACTCATTCCCCGCAGTGAAGTCTCGGCGGCAGCCAATGGAGGAATTTATTACTCGCCAACCGCATCCGGCCCCGTGGCAAACCTGAGCACGGAAAACGGGGACTTCGTTGCCGCAAGCGGTGAGAGCCCCATTAGCGTGGTGCGAGCGGCACGCACCGACGTCAAGACGGTCCTGCAAATGCAGCACATCAACCGCAGCTCGGACTATGCCCAGATGACGGTGGCAGAGCCGGACGCCGCGGGCATCGCGCTTTACGGCGTGCGCAAGGGCGATCCGATAGTGAACAACGCCGTGCAGGAGGTCTCGGTGGCGCGCGCGCTGCTGCGCATCGCTGTGCGGAGGCAGGGCTACGTTGAGAACATGCTTTACAAGTTCACCCTGAACGCCCGCTGGCAACTGCTCGAAGCGATGGACCTGGTCACGATCAGCGACCCGCTCATGAGCATCAATCTGCTGCCGGTACGGCTGACGAAGGCCGAGCAGAACGATCAGACGGCAATCGATTGCGAGGCCGAGCCTTTCGTCTATGGCATCAACGCGCCGCAGGCGATCACCGTGACGGCGCCCAACCCCTACTCGCCTTCCACGGACGCCAGCGCCGGCAACGTCAACACGCCGGTCATCTTCGAGCCGGTCGCCCGCCTGTCGAGCAACCTCAACCAGATTTGGTTCGTCGTCTCTTCACCAAGCGCCGGGTACGGCGGCTGCCAAGTCTATGTTTCAACGGACGGTGGCGCATCCTACAATTTGCTCGGCGTCTGCCAAGGAAATGCCACGACGGGCGTTACAACGCTTGATTGGCCGGCTGCGGCCGATCCTGACACGACGAATGACCTGCCTGTCGATCTAACCGAATCGCTTGGATCGCTCCTGGCTTATGCCGTGAGTGACGAAGACAACTTCACCTACCCGTGCTATGTCGCGGGCGGTACGGCACTCACACCCTACGAGCTGATGACCTATGCAGCCTGGACGCTGACCAGCTCTTACAACTACACCCTGGCGGCCACTGGCGGAGGCACGAACAAACTGCGGCGTGCCGTCTTCGGTGCTCCCGGAGCGGCGGGCGTGGATCACCCTCTGGGTTCACGCTTCGCCTTCCTGGGCGCGTCTGAAGGAATCCTCAAAGTTGCGATGGATCCAAACTGGATCGGGAAGACCCTGTACTTCAAATTCCCCTCGTTCAACACGTTCGGGGGGGGAGTGCAATCCCTGAGCGATGCCGCGCCTTACGCCTACGCGCCGGTGGGGACCGGCAACTCCGCGAACTTGAATGCCCTGAGCTATACGCAGACGCCGGCGAGCGCGTTGACGAATCCAACCGCAACGTCGATTGTGATGGCGGCCGTGGCGGAAGCCTTTCCGACCAACACGGCAAGTTATCAGGGCCGCAGTTTCACGATCGGCGCGCCTGGCGTTCCGACGACTTATTATGTCACGGTGCACGATCCCGGCTATGTGGGCGACGCAGGCAGCACCAGCCCGCTGACGTCTTACTGCGAGACGACCCAAGCTAAGATTGGGCTGACCGGCTACGTCTTCATTGGAGCCATTCAGGCGCTCCCGGCTGGCGGGGGATCAAACGTGATTCCGGGCGGCTATCCGCTGCCCCAAGGCTGGCTTATAAATGGAGCTTAATTAACGTGCTTCCAATTGCGACGATGAATAATTTTATGGATGGTAGAACAGGCGACTTCGAACTTTTTGGCAAGCCTTCGCGTTCCCATCTTCTTCATAGCGTACAAGTGGCGAATCTCTCTGATGAGCGCCACGTTCATTTTCACTGGCCTGCGGCCCTTGGCGATAGAATCATGAGCATTATCCGCGTCATCGCCAAGAAAAAGATGCACGGGATTTACGCAAGGCGGATTATCGCAATGATGCAGAACTTGGCGAGCCGGAGGAATCTCGCCATATTGGAGCGTCCACGAAACACGATGAGCGAGAATGGTCTGGCGATTAATCCTGATTACCCCATAGGTGCGTGCGTTCTTTGCGCCCTTCCACAACCAACAAATCCCAGTCTTCTCCACCATACGCCAAAAGCGAACCTCCACTGGTTCTCGTGGCGTTCGTTTCGATACCCAATAGCACGCATGGCTGCAAAAGCGCGGCTTTCGACCTCCACTTTGAAGCTTATGGAAGAAGGGTCTTTTGCATTGTTCACAGGCGAATTGAGGAAGCATAGGAGCCTATTATAATGTCAGTCGTGAGCGTAATCAACCTGAATGACACCACGCCTGCGGCGGCGGCCGGGAAGCGCAACGTCGCCTGGCAGGCCGACAGCTTGATTCCGCGCAACGTATCGGCAGAGTATCCCAACTGGGGGAGCGTCAACCCTCAGACCGGGGCCACGTATACCATCGATGAGAGCGACCGCGGGAAGCTGGTCACCTTCTCGCACGGGCCCACGGTGGCCGTCAGTCTGACAGCCGCCGCAACGCTCGGGACGGAATTCCTCTGCGCCGTCGAGAACATTGGGGTCGGGACTGTTACGATCACGCCGGCAGCAGGAACGATAGACGGCGCGGCCACGCTGGTCCTGGCGGCCGCATCGAGCGCATTGATCTTCTCGGATGGCGCGAACTTCTTCACGGTGCGCGGGGGGGGCGGAGGCGGAGCGACGGGTCCGACCGGCCCGACTGGTCCCACCGGGCCGGAGGGCGCCACCGGCTCCGTGGGAGCTACCGGACCAACTGGCCCAACTGGCCCCACAGGCCCCACGGGACCCACGGGGCCGATTGGCATTGGCATCGGCGCCACCTACATCCAATCCTGCGGCAGCACGGTTGGCGGCACGCAAAGCTGTGCTTTTGGTTCAAACAATCAGCTTGGCAACATACTGTTCGTCATCATCTCATCCGGAAATACTGGTGGCTCGGTCGTTAATTTTCCAACCCCCACGGACTCACAAGGGAACACGTACGCGTATCTCGGACACTACAACACTGGCGTTGGCTCGCAGATCCAGGTCTGGGCCGTCTTCGGATGCAAGGCTGGGGCAAACACGGTCTATGGCCAGGCCGGTTCGGGAATCGGTTACGCGATCACGGCCGTCGAGTACAATGGCGCGATATCGCCCGCCGAACAATTCACTTCGGGCCTGGGAACCAACCCAATCGTGGCCGTGACGACCACCAACCCAAAAGATTTCCTTATCACCTTTGCGGCCATGAGCGCCGATGGAGACAGCTACACGATCACGTCCGGCTCGACGACGGATGGGTCCGCCAACTTCCGCATTCTGGGCGGGAGCACGGTTGCGGTTACGGAGCGCTCTGTCAGCGCAACCGGAACCTACAGTGAAACGATCACGCTGAACGCGGGCAACCCGAACACGCTGGTCAAGGTGGCCTGTTGGCTTTCGGCGGGCGTGCAGGGCTCGACGGGAGCAACCGGA